CGCTTACATCTACGCAAAACACCATTGAGTGCTTTGTATGGTCATCTTTATAACCAGTAGGCCCATTGCATATACAAATAAAATGTTTGTTGTCGAACATTCCAGATTCATCGTACCATTCTTTTACTTTATTTTTTACCTCTTGCTCTGCAGAAGCAACATCTTTTTGTGATAACATCTTTGGAAATCGAACAGATATTGCAACATCTCTTCCTGGGCAAGAAATAAGCATAGCATCAAGCGTTACTTTTCCTCTTTTTAATTTTATTCTTTTTCCTCTTTCTTCTTTCATATTCAATTCTAAACAAAAAAAAATTAAATCTAAAGTGAAAAGAAATTTTTATAACTATTTATATTAGAACAGCAATTAATTATAATAGACTATGACATTTAAACAACATCAAGATAGCCTTAGAGCAAAGAGATATAACCCACTTCCAAGCGATGAAGCCAATCAGCTTGTAATAAATCGTGAGGAACTTGATAAAGTTGCAAACTCCCTTCAGCGATTAATCATAAAATCTATGAGCAAAATCTTAAACTTTAACACAACGCATGATTCTACTCTATTTGAATATGTATCCATTGCAAATGCAGCAATCGCTGAAGCAATGGAAATATACACAGATGATAAAGTAGACTTTGCTCTGTTCAGTCATTATCATATCAACAACGCTTTCTTCTATTATAACAAATTAAACTCTTCAACTGTTAAATCTTCAATCGTGAAAGGTAAACGTTGCTATGCATCATATTTGCACATAGACGCACCTATAAGCGATGAAGTAGATAGGTTTGAGTTACCATATTATGAAGAAAGAGAAGTGTTCTCTATTGACCTTAAAATGCTTTATGATTTAATTAAAGCAGAGCATCATCTTTTTAAGTATAAGTATATGGAAATCTATGCTGCTTACATTGGTCTTGATGGAAATGGTGGATTGAAGAATGTGGAAATCGCAGAGGAGTTTGGCATCAGCAGCCAGAGAGCTTACCAGATTATATCTGATGTAGAGAAAAAAATTAAAGCAAATGAGATGGCCAGAAAATACCTTGAAGAGTTTATTTAACAAATTTTTAACAAACAAAACTTTTTTCTGGATATTTATTAATAAACAAAAGAAAATATGAGCTACAACGAAAAAGAACGAGAAAAATGCGCTAGAGTAGAACAAGAATCAATTAAATGGTTTTTAAATTCAAAAAAAGAAAATGGGCAAAATATAGTATGTAGTCAGTCTCCGAGTATATACAGTAGTTTTGATAACTTTCTGAACTCTGGCTCAACAGAATATATAATCGAAGTTAAAGTAAGGTTAGACTACACGGGTAGTCAAATAGACGGTTATGGTGGGGCCTTTTTTGAGTACAATAAATTAGCTGGCATGATTAATTACAAGGAAGAACACGGACATAATCATCCTATTCTGTATTTCAACTTCTTTAAAGATGAGTTAAGAATTTATGCAATCAAAGATGACCCGACAGAATATACTTGGTATCAAAAGAGGCTTCCAAAAGATAGTTATGATAAGTTTCTAATTTGGAAATGGGTAACGGACCTACAGAAAAAAGATTTAATTGAAATAATTAAATATAAATAATTACGGCTTTTTGTTTTTTTACACTATTTATAATAAAGAAACAAACAACAACACAATGGATAAAGAAGAAATTATACAAAAACTAAAAGAGATTAACTCAAAGCTTGAAGTGGTTACAACAAACCTACAAACATCACTTCAATTATTAATAAAAGAAAACGAAAAAAATGCTAAAAAACAGTAATGGAAAGAGATGCATCAATGAAAAAACTAATTGACAACTGGAAGAAGTCTGTTGAATACGCAGAGTTTCAATTTAAGTTAATTGAAAAAAGAAAGCAAGCAATGCAAATAAACGAAAAGATAATGAATGAGGATGTTAGAATAAATGAAAAAGAGCTTGTAGATATGCTAAATGTCTTGATTGATGTTTACGCTTCTCCACTATCAGAAGATGAGATTACTGATGATATGCTTCAATCCATCGGAACCAGAGAAGAGATAATCTTGGACCACGAGACTAAAATGTCTGTGTGGTACAGTTATCTTTATATGCACATAAAGGAAGAAAAATACGAAATAGCCTCATTGATAAAGAAGGTTATTGTGCTGGAGAAGAAAGAATTCTTCGATATTATCAAAAGCTTCAGATTTGACCTTTATTCCGATGAGGAGTTTGTAGATACGATTCAACAGACATATATTACATATGCGACTTTGTTAAACAAAAAATTAGGATTCGATGATTGATTTTACACAAGAAGAGATTGCAATTATCGAAGCAAACGTAAACAGCATATCAAAATCAACAATGATTGCCATTTACGCAATTTACGATACATATAATGGCACTTCCAATGTTGGATGTTGGTGCGGTGCCTCAGCAAGAAAGGCAAAGCATAAAACCTTCTATGCCTGGTACAATGAAAACAAGATTATAGATGACGAGCAAACAACAAATTGATAGATATTTCTCGACCAACTATCAAAAATTATGCAATGCAACAGTAAAGATAGGGAAGAACTCAAAGAATATAAACTTTGAACCTGGAGAACTGGTCTCGCTTACATACGAACATCTCCTGCTGAAGAGAAAGAAGATGGAGCATGAGCAAATAGAAAGCTACTGCATAAGATATATAACAAATCAACTCAAGTGGAATAACTCAGAGCTCTCAAAGCTCTCAATGGAGAACCACAAGAATACACTGGTAGAAGTTATATTTGATACAGAGGACTCAGATGAAGATTTTGAATATAAGATAAGAATGGAGAAGGACTATAACGAAAAAAAGAGCTGTCTCTATGATTTTTTAAAAACACTTTCATCTGAGGAGAAGATTTTCTATAATGCTATGTATGAAGGAGGTAGAAAAGTTACGATAAATGAGCTGAGAGAGAAATTTAATATAAATAGGAACTACATAACCAAGTTCAGAAGAGAATTACAAAGGAAACAACAAGAATTTATAAACGAAAACTATAAAAAATGAAAGTAAGCAGAATAAAAAAAGACTACAAAGGTCTTATAATCACAAGAAACCATATGTTGGTTGGAAATGTTACATTCGATGCAGCAAAAGTTCAGCCAGAACAATATGATAACTTCAAGAAAATTGGATTTGAAGATGTGTTTGAGGAAGTTGAAGTATGTGATGTATGCAAAACAGAAGATTGCACCTGCAAGAAATCAGAATCAAACAGCTCACCAAAGCAGAACTCTCTTGAACAGGCTGAAGAGCAAGTAAAAGAATACTCGAAGAAGAGAACAAAAAAGAAATATTAAATGTCAAAATTAACCGCAAAACAGCTCCGATTTGTTGAGGAGTATCTTATTGATTCAAACGCAACTGCTACAGCTGTTCGTGCTGGTTATTCTAAAAAAACAGCATATAGCCAAGGACAAAGGTTGTTGAAGAATGTTGTAATTTCCGCAGAAATCAACAAAAGAAAAGCAGTTGTTTCCAAAAAAAAAGGTATTGAGTTTGAAAATAAGATTGAACAACAGTCAAGAATTACAGATATATATGATGAACTTTTAATCCTGGCAGCAAAAGATAAATTAACTTCTGTTGAGCAGGCTAAATATACACGTCTTCAATTCGTAATCAAAGCTGCAGATTCAACAAGAGCCTTTCAAGAGCTTTCCAAGCACCTTGGATGGTCTGAGCAGGATAATGATAAGGATGTTGACACTTCTTTCACAATAAAAATTGTAGGCAATAATGGAAATACAAGCAACTAAAGTTTTCTCTAACAACTGGGAGCTTATAAATGACTTTTCCATCACTGATTTTCGAGGCACATACAAAGAATGCATCAAATATGCAGATGATAATGTCTTGCCAAAAGAACTAATCCTCCCTGGCTATCGCTGGATTGTAAATCAAGGTTCTTCAAGGTCATCAAAAACATATTCGATATGCCAAGCTTTAATCCTTTGGGCAATAGATAACCCCAATATGGTCATAAGTGTCGTTAGAAAGACTCTGAGTGCATTAAAAACGTCTGCAATGAAGGACTTCTTTGAGGTATTAAAGTCTATGGGCTTATACAAACGTGCAAATCATAACAAAACTTCCAATACTTACAATTTTGACAATGGTACAGAGATTGAATTCTTTGGTGCAGATGATGAGCAGAAGCTTCGTGGTCGCAAGAGACATATTTGTTGGCTGAATGAGGCCAATGAGATGTGGGAAGATGATGTTCTTCAATTGAATCTTCGTACAACTCTATTCTTTCTTTTGGATTACAACCCTTCAGAGAGAGCAAGCTGGATATATGACCTATCTCCAACTGAATCCAAGATAATAAAGAGCACATTCAAGATGAATCCATTCTTAACGCAGGCTCAAATCAATGAGATTGAAGGTTTGAAGGATAAAGATGAAGCCTTATACACCATCTTTGCACTTGGCGAGCGAGCAATCACCAGAGAGAACATCTTCTCCAACTGGACATTTGTACCTTCAAAGCCTTCAAAGTTCACACAATACATCTATGCGATTGATTACGGGTTCACTCACCCAACTGCTTTGGTAAAGATATGGTATTATGAGGATGAGATATTCGTTGAGGATATAATCTACGAGCCTGGAATGACATCATCTGATATTGTTTCTAAATTTAGAGAGCTTGGAATTACACATCGTGATATAATTATTGCAGAAGTTGCAAGGCCAGAGATAAATGCAGAGCTTAGACGTGAAAATTTTAACATTATTGATGCTGATAAGAATGTAAAGGGTGGAATCAACGATGTGCAGAGGACAAAGGTACATACTTCAAGCAAGAATATCTGGAAGGAGTATGAGAATTACTCTTGGAGAAAGGTCAGAGGACAGCTCACAGAGGAGCCAGTTAAGATATTAGATGATGCGATAGATGGAATTAGATATGGGACCAGATATATCGTTAAGTTCTTCAGAGGAAACACCAAGACTTTTACCTTCCATTAAAAACAGCTTCTTACAAATGGTTTTAAGAAGCAAAAACAGCTTCTTACAAATGGTTTTAAGAAGCAAAAACAGTAAGAGAAACAGAGGTGCATACCAATAAATAAAAATCATTAAACAATGTCTGTAACAAATAAAAGCACAGCTTTAAGCAATTTCAATCCAGTGTATAACCCATTGGTGTATATGTTCAACTCAAACAATAAGAATAAACCTGGTTTTCGTTATGTTGTGGATATATATTCTGGAGCAACTTCAACAAAGATTTATGAAGGCAGAGTTGTGCCACGTCCAACAGATGGATATGGTTACATTGATGTCTCAAAGATTGTTTCTGACTATGTTACATATGATGTGGACCTAACTGGAACCACAAACATTCACGCTGATGATTCTTATTTTGGATATACTGTTAAAATTGGTGAAGAATTTCAAGAAGCTTGGGAATTTGCTGATACAACATCTATATCTGGTTCAGTAACTCTTTTAAGTGGAGCCGCATCAAATACGTTTGTTGCTGGAGACCAAGTTATCATCAACCTTGATACACCATCTTACTTCCCTGGACTTGAAGGATTGCAAACAGTTTACACTGCAGTGACTTCAAACTCATTCATCGTTAATATAGGATTTGTATCATCTCCAGTTAATCCAGGAACTGCTTCATACGCTGATGGAAGGAAATCAATATACAGAGATTTGCTGACATACTCATCTCAGGTGGCTTTTAATGCAGCATTCTCATCTTCTGATTGGATTTCATATGATAAAGCCAATTACCAATTGAATGGAGCTTCAACAACAAAAGAATTTTTAACAAACATACCAGATAATTTCTATTGTTCTCTTACGCAGGACCTATTTGTCAATGCAGCATACCCTTCAAGTTCTGATGCTATACAGATTAAGTTCCAGAATGATGGTGGAGATTTGTTTTATAAAACAGCTGGTGCTATTGAGGATATCATGCAGTATGCAGTTGGTCCAAACAACTATGGAACACTTACGGCATTGGCCACAGGTACGACCTTGATAGAATCTACTACAACTTACTATGATTTTTGGGTTAAAAATGATAGTAATCAGCAAATCTCAGAGAAGATTAGAGTATGGCTTGACAGAAAATGTGGCATTGAGGATTATGAGATTCTTTTCCTTGATAGGAAAGGTTCGTTTGCATCGTTTTCTTTTCCACTAAGAGCTGAAACAAAACAAAAAGGCAAGAGAACCTCCTTCAATCAACAAATAGGGTATTTATCTGGAGGAAAATGGACGTACTCAAACTCTGATAATGGAATGGTAACATCTGATTTAAGCGTTTCTGAGGAGCTTACTCTTAGAACTGGATACATTACACCAGAGATGGCTATATACTTCTCAGAACTCATCTTTAGCCCTGTGACATACGTTAAGATTGATGGGACATATTACAGCTGTGAGGTTAAAACTAACAATTATAACCCACAGTCTCCAAGATTAAGGAAATTAAACAAGCAAGAGGTAACAATTACTTTGAGCAACCAAAACAATGTGAACATTTAATGGAAAATATTGTACAAATACAGTTGATTGATACAAATAAGGGCTACCTTAATCTTGCGGATGAAACAAACTTCCCGTTGAACTTTGGTATTTCTGATGTTAGGGACCTTACCAAGCGCAAAGGAACCACTTCAAAAACGATTAAGCTTGCTGGTGATAAGAATAATAACAAATTGTTGAACAACTACTTTGATGTTAATGTTATTGCTGGAACCTTTAATATAAATACACTTCAGAAATGTGCTGTAATTGAGAATGGAATTACAATTCTTGATGATGTCTATCTTCAACTTACCAGAGTAATAAAGGAGCAGCCAAATGGACAGCATGACCAGCTTGTATCTTACGAGTGTTTAATCAAGGATTCAACATCTGACTTCTTTACAGTGATTGGTAACAATGAGCTTACAGACCTTGAGATGCAGTCTCTTGAAAACTACCATATCTATAATTCTGATAATGTTGTAGCATCTTGGGCCCACACTTGGAAGGATGAATACAAATATGTAATGCCAATTAACACTATTGACAACATATATAACCTTGAAGAGTGGCTTCCTGGTATTTATGCCAAGCAATATTGGAATAAGATATTTGAATCTGCAGGATATAGATATGAATGGGAGGCTCACACAGGCATAACTCAACAGTTCGACAAGTTAATCATCCCATTCAATGGTGACCAAGCTAAGTTGACGGAGGAAGCGTACGATGACATTGCTGTTGTTGCACAATCATCTGCTGTTACAACCTATGATATGGGTTATTCTAATTCACAGAACTTATTTTCTGATGAACTCTTTGTTGTTGATGAGGAGATTTATGACCCACAAGGTTTTTATACACCATCGACAAGTACATATGAAAATTCATTCTTCCTTCAAGGTTCAAATACACTTAGATTTGAGGTTGAGATTGACTATGATATTATTGTCAATAACGATACTGGTGGTGATGTTAATTTATTAACAAATCTTGCTGGTTGGAAGCTTGTTACAATTGGACTTAATAACGGTGTTCCTGTTCCTGGAGCGCTTGTAGAACCAACAACTTCATATACTACTTTGGCCAATGGTACATTAATTCCACCTGGTGACTATGTTGTTGGCAACAATAACGTTACATACAACCTTGATTTTCCAAATCAAAACATTGGCACAAACAACTCAATTGGATTTACTTTAAGAAGACAAATATTAGTTTTATATACTGGAAACATCGTCCTTCCAATGAAGCTTAGAATTAACTCTATAAAGTATAAAATCATTCCAAATGTTCAGACAATGGCTTTCTCATTTCCTGTGTTCTTGAATGCATTTGTACCAAAGAAGGTTAAACAATCAGATTTCATCAAAGCATTCGTAACGCTTTACAATTTATACATTGAGGTTGACCCATATGATTCAAATAATCTGATTATTAAGTCAAGAGATGAATACTATGACGATGGTAAAACAGAAAACTGGACCAAGCTATTGAATAAAGATATGGCACAGGAACTTCAATTCTTGCCAGAGCTTAATAAGAAGAAGCTTAAGTTAACTTATAAGGATGATGACAAGGATGAGGCGTTAAAAGCTTACACTCAAGTAACAGAGGATGTGTATGGTGAGGTTGAATTCACATTTGACAACGAATATATAAAAGATGAAGAGAAGAAGGAGATTATATTCTCTCCAACAATCATAACTGATACTTTATTTGGCGCAGTTACACCTTCAATTGCTGGTGTTTCCCCAAAGAATAATATCAGATTGTTGTACGATGCTGGAATGTTCAACTGTAGCAATTGGTATATCTATGACTATGGTACAACTGGAACATCAGGGATGACTGAGTACCCTCTATTCTCACATATGGATGACCCATACAACCCAGAATTCGATATTAACTTCGGACAGTGTGGATATTATGGTGTTAATGGACTTCAATTAACGAACAACAATATGTACAACCTTCACTGGAGGCGTACATTGAATCAAATGAACACATCCAAGATGATGACAGCCTTCTTCGACTTGAAGGCATCTGACATCCAGAAGATGAAGCTATCTGATAAGATTAGAATTGACAACTCTTGGTGGAACATTAACAACATTCAAGATTATAACCCAACCAAACCAGGGCCAACCAAGGTTGAGCTTCTATCAATTGATGATGAGCTTAAAATGGTTCCTTTTAAAGTTTGGAGACCGCCAATTGGGCCAGTTGGACCTATCGTTGGGCCAGCTCGACCTCCAATTGGGCCAGTTGGACCTATTGTTGGGCCAGCTCGACCTGCTATTGGTGGCTGGACCTATATTGATTGGACTTTAATTAATATAACAAAGAAGAGAAATTCTTATACCAATGTAAACCTTGGAACAATGTCTACTCTTGATGGGCGTTATAATGTCGTTGGCCCTAATGCAAAAAGTGGTATTGTTGTTGGTGATAGAAACACTGTATTGGAGAAAGCATTCGTCTTTGGTAATGATAATGTTGTTGATGACAACAGAGAAAATGTATTCATATTTGGAGATGACATAACAGCTTCAATTGATAACTCGGTTGTTGTTAAAAATCTTGTAATCTCAGGGAATACATATGGAAGTCCTTACGATTTCAATGCTGTAATCGGTGATGAGACAACAGCGATTACAACAGGGACTGCAAAGCTATCATTTAGAATGCCAAGGGATATGCAATTAGAGAAATTAAAAGTATCATTGACCACAACAGGTTCAACAACTACGAGAATTGATGTTAATCTTAACGGAACCACTTTACTTTCGTCTCCGATTTCATTAGCTTCTGGTGTGTTTGTTAACTCAACAACTTCAATTGCTACTTCTAATATAGCAGAAGATGATTTGATTACAGTTGATATTGATGCAGCAGGCGCTGAAGCCAAAGGGTGCAAAGTGTATCTTATTGGTAAAACAAGATTATAAAAATAAAGATTCGCTAAGCTGGTTAGAAAACAACTCCTCAAAATGTTTTTGAGAAGCAAAAAACAGTATAGATAAAACACAATGGCTGATAAAGTAATAGACATAGCAATTAATGTAAATGCTCCTTCGCTTAAGCAAATGAGAGCAAATCTTGCCGAACTTGAAAAGGATGTAGCAGATGCCACCAATACGCAGGTAATAAAGAAGTTTGACAAAGAAATTAAAAATCTTAATAAATCTATTAAGGAAGTTGTTGAAACTGGGGCAGACCTTGGAGCTACATTTGATGAAGTTTATGGAGAACTTCTGCCATTATCTACACAGATTTCTGAAGCTGAAGACAGAATGTACGAACTCGCAAAAGCGGGAAAGGTTAACACAGAGGAATTCAAGTCTCTTGCTACACAGACTGCAAAGAATAAGCAAATCATTATTGAAACTGACCAAAAAATTGACGATATGGCCAACAATCGTGGGCTTGCTACCTTTGGTACACAGATTGGTAGCATCGGTGCATCACTTTTAACGCTTGATTTCTCAAGAGCAAACAACCAAGCCAAGCAATTGGCTATGAGTGCAAAGAATATTAACTTTGAAGACGCAATTGGACAGGTTAAAAACCTTGGAAGTACGTTCCTTCAACTTGGAAAGGCACTTTTAGCAAATCCTATGTTCTTAATTGTTGCTGCCATCATAGCAATTGGTGCTGCAATTATTAAATTGCTTGATAAACTTGGTATCCTTAAAGTTATAATGAACGCAGTCGGAAAAGTATTTGAATTTGTTGGAGATTTGATTGATGCGATTATTCAACCTATAAAAGACCTTACAGATTGGTATGGATGGACTGCGAATGCTGCAGAAGATTCTGCACAAAGGCAAGCTGATGCAGCTGAAAAGTCTGCTGTTGCAAATGAAAAAAAAACAGATTCGTATGTAATTGGAATTGATGGTGAAATTGCCAGAGCAAAGATTCAAGGAAAGAACACAGAGGACCTTGAGCGCAAGAAAGTTTATCTTTTAAGATATACAGCCAAAGTAAGAAAAGAAGCTGACAAAGCTGCTCTTAAAGCGGCTATAATAAAAGGAGAGCTTGATGCCGAAGAGATTGCTGCGCTTAAAGAAAAAGCAATAGTTTCAACGCTTGCATACAAATCTGCAAAGGAAGATGCTAAAACGTTTGAAGTTCAAATTGCTCAGGATAAAAAAGATACAAAAGCTGCAAGTGATGCTGATACGCTAGCTACAACAGATGCAACCAACAAAGAACTTGCTGATAAAGGCAAGGCTGCTAGGGAGGCAAGAGAGAAACAACTTAAAGATGAGGCAAAGTTCAGAGCTGATATGGCAAAGAATATAAAAGATATTCAACTTTCGCTTATTGAAGATGAGACTGAAAGAGAATTGGCAATCAATGCTGAGAAGTTCAAGAGATTGAGAGAAGATGCTGCTGCAAACAAGATGTTTACAGAACAAGAACTCGCTACTTTAACTGACCTTTATAATCAACAAGAATTAAAAGCTTCATCAAAATTAATTGATGATAAGAATAAATTAGAGCGTGAAAAAGATATTGAGTTTGAAGATGCTCAGTTTGCACTTCATCAACAATTAACTAATACAAGAAAGGAGCAAGAGATTGCCGACCTTGTAGCTTCATATGAAGAGAAGTTCTTGCTTGCTGCAGATAATGCAGAGCTTGAATTGCTATTGATGGAAGAACAAAAACTTAAGATAGCTGAGATTGAAGACAAATTCAGGCAAGAAGCTTTAGATAAAGATGATGAGGCTGAAAAGAAAAGAAAAGCGTTGCAACAATCTGAGTTCGATAGGAAAATTGGTATTGCTTCTGACTATGCAAATGCTGCAAACAATTTAACGCAAGGTGTATTTGCTATATCAAACGCTCTTGGAAAGCAAGATGAGAAATCTAAAGAGGCAAGAGCTAAACGTCAGTTCCAAGTACAGAAAGCATTGAACCTTTCACTTGCAGTCATTGATGGTGTGAAGGCTGTACAAGCTTCCTTAGCACAATCTCCAATTGCTGTCGGAACTGTTCCAAATCCAGCTGGTATTGCATCGCTTGCATTCGCTGTAAGTACTTCTGTTGCAAACATTGCTAAGATAGCATCTGCACAATATAAGGGTGGAGGTGGCGGTGGACCGTCTACTCCTTCTCCAACTGTGCCAACTGCATCTGAATCATCAAGTGCAACTCCATCATTTGACTTCTTTGGAAGCGGTGGTTCATCAGAAGTTGGACCCATTCAAAGCGTTGAAGCTGGTTCATCTCAGAATCAAGTACCAATTGTTGTATCTGTTGAAGAGATTACAAGCACACAAAATAGAGTTGCCAAGATTTCTGAATCTGGAACACTTTAATGAACTTAAAACAGCTTCTTACAAATGTTTTTGAGAAGCAAAAACAGCTTCTTACAAATGTTTTTGAGAAGCAAAAACAGTAAGAGAAACGGAGATGTATATTAATATGCATAAATAAATAAAAAACAATGGTTACATCATATAATTCCTTAATACAATTCATTGAGTCATTCGCTTCAAATCACTTGCAAGTGCAAAGATTTCAAGCTGAGTTCGAGGACCAGATGCCAAACTTCGCAACAAATGGAGAGGCTTTTCCTGTTTTGTTTATGGCTCCAGTCTCAACAGAGTTTGGTGAGTTTGCTGATAAGTATACAGTTAACTTTTACTGTTATGCTCCAATTCAAAAGGATAGAAGCGATGTAAACAACGTTCACTCTGATACGCAGCTTATATTAAATGACTTGAAGAAGTTCATCAAGAACTCTCCAAACACCTTATTCGGCATTGAGGCTGATGGAAGTTCAATTCCAATGAGAGAAATCACAATGGATTATGTTATTGGAAACACAATGACCGTGACAATTGACGTTGACACATATGGTATTTGTGATATTCCATTTGCAGATTTGCCATTGTATCCTGTTTCTGGATGTGATATTATCTATGCACAATATTTAACTTGTGAAACTGTTGTTGAATGTAATAATCTTGATGTTTTTATTCATGATATAGTTGCAACTGCATCTACAAGGGTTCAGCCTGGCACAAACATTAATACAGGAGGCACGGCTAACTTCCCAATTGTAAATTTAGATGCAGACATTGTTCTCACTTCAGTTAATGCAGCAAGCATTTCTGGTGACACACTATATTCAGGCTCAACAGATGTCTCAGATTTATTTGTTTCTTCATTAAGTGGAGTCACTGGTTACGGCACAATCAATAATATTCCTTTATGGGATGGCTCACAAAGTTTAACTGATTCTATAATAACTCAAAACGGGACCAGCGGTATTACTTTATCTGGTAATTTATCTGTTACAGATAATGACTTTATTTTGAATTATGGTGGCACCAACGCATCAGCAAGTGGTGGTGGTATAATCATTGAAGATGGCGTGTCTAATGGGAGTAATTCATCTTGGTTGATTGATACTGTCGGCAATTGGCATACGAACCAATCAGTTGGGGTAGGAGTCACCGCATCTACTGATAACGCACTAACAATTAGAGCTAAAACTAACAATTCTTTAAATAATTCTTTTACAATCAGAAATAGTGTAAACACTAATAATATTTTTAAAATTGATGACTTAGGTAATTTGTTTATAAATAACTCAAATTCTTTTAATGGTAGGTTTAATTGCGAGTTTAATGGCACAACTATTGGTCAATTATTTGCGACTAGTTCTACGCATATGGTATATGGAGGCGGCTTTAGTGTAAGGCACGTATTTAGGAACAATGGTAGTATAGATTATATAAATATTTATCCAGCAGCTGGCACATTTACTTCTAAACTTGTCCACGTTTACGAAAATATTAAACCATTCATGTTTTCTGGTGCTGGTTATAAGAAAATGCAACTAGGTGGCGCATCATCGACAGATGGCTTTGTTATAAGAAATGCAGACGATACATCAGATTTATTTAAAGTTCAAGGTAATGGCACAGCGGTTATTGGTACGCCATCTGGTACAACATTACTAGAAGTAAATGGTGATACAGTAATTTTCGGAAATTTAAGCGCTTCTACTTTATTTTCAGGAAGCATTTCTGGTGACACACTATATTCAGGCTCAACAGATGTCTCAGATTTATTTGTTTCTTCATTAAGTGGAGTCACTGGTTACGGCACAATCAATAATATTCCTTTATGGGATGGCTCACAAAGTTTAATTGATTCTATAATAACTCAAAACGGGACCAGCGGCATTACAGTATCTGGCAATATCAAAGGTACAGGTGAATTACACGTTGATATTGAACGATGGACAATTGATTTAATGACATCATTATCAACAACTATATACGCATCAGAATCGTTATCAATAACTCTAGTAGAAGATATAGTAAATTCACCAACAACAACATTTACACTTAATAACGTTGCTTATACGCTAGGCGACCCAATTGTAAGTGGTGATGAAATTGGAATAATCGTTTCAATTCCCTCTGTAATTAAATTAAAAATAGAAAAGTAATATAATGGGTGATAAATATTTTAAAGCACGAAAAGAGTTTGAGTGGAAACGTAATCCACAATGGCCATCTATACCTGTGGATGATGATAATAATAATAAAATATATATGATATATGCCGTGATTGAAGATAATCCAAATCAGCTAGGTGTGACTGTTCGTGAAGATTCAATTATAAATTGGGGTGATGGCGCTTCAACTACACAGACAATTTCATCATTTACAACTATACATCATACGTATAATTATGCTACTGTTGTTGCACCTATACTTCAATTACCAGATGGTCGCAATTATAAACCTGTATTATTTGAAGGTATTATAGAACCAAGTTATTATTTCTACCTGGGTGATATCGCACCAGGATTTGATGGTACGAATAACGTACTGGAGTGTGTCAGTTATCTAGGTGATGGTGTGTCTGTAACTGGTAGTGACTCATCGAGGTTACTTTTTGGAAATAATTCTTTTCCTGTTTTGATGGAGCACGTTAAAATAAAAAGCCCGAATGATGATAATGTCGGAGATATGTTTAGATATGCGAAAAGTATTAAAAAAATGGAATTACCGACCAACTTCTTTCATTCAGGTTTAACTTCTATTGGTCTATTTGGTCGTTCGGCAAGTTTCAATGGTCATAATTTTGGAAACATAAATATTAATGATAATGCACCTTCCTTTTTTAGCTATGCTGATAGTTTTATTATTGGTGATATTGTGTTTGGCGCAGCAACTACAACTATTAATTCTATGTGTATACATAGCAACAATTATGCGTTTGGTGGTGTCAGCGGTCCAAACGTGAACAATGCAACATATGCGTTTGGCGGTACTGTTAATAATGGCGCTAACTCAATAGGATTAATTGATTTACCAGCTTTAACAAATTCATCGAATATGTTTAGACGTTCACAAATGCCTGAGGTTGAGTTTGTTAATTGTGCAAATATAACCGACGCTGATGATATGTTTAGGGACTGTTTTTCAATTCAAAAAATAATAATGCCAGGACTGACACGAGGTGTCTCTGTTCAAAATAATTTACTTACTGAAGCAGCTATAAACGCTTTTTTTACGAGTTTAGGGACTGCAAGTGGTAGTCAAACGATTAATGTTTCAAATAATCCTGGCGCAGCAACTTGCGACACAACAATAGCAACTGGTAAAGGTTTTACGGTAATAACATAAAAATAAAAAATATGTTTTATAAAAAATATAATAGCGGTTGGCATAAGGGGAAAAATATATTTTTACCAAGTGGGAAAGTTTTAACAGTAGATAATAAGGAAAGTATTGACGGTTGGGAGTGGTCTGAAACACCTCCAAAAGAATACCTTAATTGGAAAAGTGAGCAAGAATTAAACGATGGTTTAGGGGATGACTTTTTTGATAGTATCTTATAATCTACAAAATTATTAAAAGATGGACATAAATCAAGATTTAAACAGACTAATGGTTGCATACCTAAAGAGAAAAGGTTATTATAAGACTGGTTCTTTGGCACGTTCTATATCTTTTGACGCAAAGATTGCTTCTTCTGGAGAGTTGGACCTTGGATTCAAGGCAAATGACTATATTCTATTCCTGGAGGATGGCAAACTTGTCGATGGATTCTTTGAGCAAGAAGATGTGAAAGCTATAATAGCAGATTTTATCGTGGCAAACTTGTTTACATCTTAAGAGCTGTCTTCACACTAAGCATATTGAACAGAAATACAACGCCAATCTCAAGGTAGTCTTCTAATTTTAGAAAATCACCACCAGAAATTGAGATAAGCATTCTCTGCCAACCAAATTCAGCAAGCTTTTCTTCTTCAGCTTCAATCTTTTTAAGCTCTTCAAGCTCTTCTTCAGACATTTCTTCTGGATTGTAGTCGTCTTCTATATCCCCTTCAAACAAACTCTTGTATGTTTTAATGAAACTTTCTCTCCATTCCTTATAGGAGTTTATTGCCCCGTATATTTCTGTTAGTTTGCCGTTGTTTCTAAAGAACTCAGACCGTGCGTTGAAATCAATCGCACCATATGGCTCCAGAATAATCTCTCCCCAATCACCAGACTTATATTTTCTAAATAATATTGTAGCAATCTTGTCGATGCTCTTGTTCTCTCCTTCCTTGATATAGAATTCAAGGTCAATGAACTCACCGAACTTCAATTTGTTGAAGTCAATCAACATAAAATCATCATCAATAATCTTATTGTAGACTGTATTACTTGGTTTTGTGGAAAGGAACTTCAAGTCAGTAACCAATTTATTCATATCACGAATGTCCATATCATCCCACAGGTCATCATCTGCTGATGTGTCTGTTAAAATGGATAGACGTTCAAGTTGAACTGCTGAAACACTCTCAAATTGTTCCAAGTCTATGCTATCAAGCTCTATGAATTGGTCAATGTAAACTTCGTCCCAATTCTTTGGGATGCTTACCTTACTCTTCATTCTTATATGATTCAAGATTATCAATCATCTGCTTGGAGAATGATGCGATGAATGGAAGTGCTACTTTATACTGAACGTTTTCCCTGATTAGTTTTGCTTTGTGTTTAATGTGAGCGTCATCTTGGTGTTCTGTCTTTGTAAGCTCAACATCTTTGAAGATGATGGCCATAACTTCACCAATAAAGTGTGATGGATTCTTCTTAACTGCAGCTTCAATCATCTTCATATCCTTCACTGAGAAGAAGAATTCTTCATCAAACGATTGATATGTCCTTCCACCTATTTCAAGAAACTGAGTAAATTCACCAACTGGCATCTCCACGTCCTTGAATTCTTTTATTATCTTGAGGAACGAGAAACCATCCAGTCCGTCAAGAATATCTCCATCAACGCCAAGCAAAACAAATGCCTGGAAGAACCTGTCAATTTCATCAACAGATGGGTCATTTAATACAGCAGCAAGATTTTCGTAATCTTTAATAATAAGCTCCTCAGCGTTTGTGAAGGAGAACTCTTCGTCTTTAATTCTAAACTTTAACATAAGTATTTTTATTATACTGTTTTTGCAGAACAAAACCAATTACAAGAAGCTGTTTTTGCAGAACAAAACCAATTACAAGAAGCTGTTTTTGCCATTCTATTTTGGTCATTATTTTTTCCAAATACAGTATAAGAAAAAGAATGGCACAAAAACCAAAATATAAACCTACAGTTGATGACAAGTATTCTGATGGAGAAGAACTCGGATGGAGGGTTACGGACCTCACTTCAAAGCCAGCTATTATAATCAAGGGTAATGCATTTGCTGCTCAAGATAGGCCAAAAGAAATGTTTTTTGCTGATAAATTAAAGTACAGAATAGCTGCTCCAATAATTATTCCGACCGAGATATACCGAAATGACCAAGATGGCGAATATTACGTTGAGTTTACTGAGAAGATTATTGAAGAGATTCACAAGAAAAAGATGAAGAACCTTCTTGAGCACGATAATGGAGAAATAGCTCCAGCTTACCTATTGGAAGTATGGATTGTTGATAATCCAGAGAAGGATAGAAGTTTTTCAAAGTTCGGAGTTAAGGTTCCAAAGGGAACTTTGTTCGGAGTTGTACAAATTACAGATAAAGAATATTACAATGAACTTGTTGCCAATGAGCAGATAGGATTTAGTATTGAAGTATTTCTGGGCTTAAGCTTGGAAGATATAGAAAACAAATATAAGAAAAAGAATGGCTCAAAAACCAAAATATAAAGTTACAATTGATGACGAGTATTCTGATGGAGAAGATTTAGGATGGTCACGTACGGCCTTTACTTCAAAGCCAGCTATTGTAATCAAGGGAAATGCATTTGCTGCTCAAGATAG